AAACGCAGAACAAGTTGCAGAAGAAACAGGAACAGAATTAAGCGCACACACAAACCCGTTAATTGATTTAGGCGAATACCCACAAGACAATTGGTTATTAATAGACGAAAAAGAAGTTGACTACGAAAACGATGATAAAGAAAACGAGTTGTTAAGTAAAGAGCCAAAACAAAGTTTATTAAGTAAGGTTGTTAATTTAGTTTCTACAGGTGACGCAAGACCAAATATTACAAGTAAACAAGACAAAGTAATTGACGGAGTAAAATTTGTTGTTCGTTATAAATACGAAGGCGAAACAACAGATAACAGACGTGAATTTTGTACACAAATGGTTTTAGCAAACAAGATTTACCGTAAAGAAGACATTTTAAATATGAGTACACAAGTTGTTAACGCAGGTTGGGGGCCTAAAGGAACAGACTACTATTCTATTTGGTTATACAAAGGCGGTGGAAATTGTCACCACAGGTGGAATAAACAAGTTTATGCAGTATTTGAAGGAACAGGTTTAAACATAACCGCAAACACAAAAAAATTAGCACAAGCAAAAGCCGCTAAATTTGGTTATGTAGTTACTAATCCAAGTTTAGTTGCAACACGTCCAATTGACATACCAAACACACACGGTTTTTTACCTTCTAACAAACGTTTTCAATAATGCCAGAAGCACTTTTAATAACACGACAAGACGTCGTAAAATATACTTCGTTAAACGGAAACGTTGACACGGACAATTTTATTCAATACATCAAAATCGCACAAGATACAGACTTGCAAAATTACACGGGTACGAAGCTACTAAACAAGATAAAAGCGGACATCATAGCAAATACATTAAGTGGAAATTATTTAACGCTTACAACCGTTTATTTAAAGCCGATGCTTATTCATTTAGCTATGAAATATTATTTGCCGTTTGCAGCTTACACGATTTCAAACAAAGGAGTTTACAAACACAATTCCGAAAATTCAACAAGCGTAGAAAAAAGCGAAATAGATTTTTTAATTGAAAAAGAAACACAAATAGCACAACACTACACACAACGTTTTATTGACTACATAAGTAATAATAATAATTTGTTTCCAGAATACTCAACGAATAGTAATAGCGATATGTTTCCTGACACAAACAATAATTATACAGGATGGTACATTTAAAAACTTACAAACCAAAAGAAGTAAACATAGTTAAGTTAAAAACTTATTTAAAGAAATTAGAAAATGGCAAATAGTAACGGTTGGGGTGACGGAGCGGCTAACAATACAATAGGTTGGGGAAAAGGAGCAACTAACGCTATTGGTTGGGGTTCAGTTTACGCAGTAAGTTCAGCAGGTCGTACAGATATTATAGGAGCTTCAGCAACTGCGCCTGTTAATACTGTACTACCTAATGTAACAGGAAACCCTTATGTTGGTGACTTACTTACTACTACAGATGGTACTTGGACAGGTAGTCCAACAAGCTATTCTTACCAATGGAAACGTGGAGCAACTAATATAGGAACAAACGCAAACACTTATACTTTAGTAAGCGCAGACGCAAACACGAATATAACTTGTGTTGTAACAGCAACAAATGCAACAGGTTCAACAAATGCGACATCTAATATTTATGGGGCTTTAGCTTTAGCTGCACCTACAAATATAACACCGCCTTCAATAGATAATTTAACAACTTGGATGGTAGGAATGACAATTGGATTTACAGGAAATAATTGGGACGGAAACCCTGTACCTACTTTGACTTACCAATGGCAAAGAACAGGTGGCAATATATCAGGCGCAACAAGTGACACTTACGACCTTACAGGTGACGATGAAGGTTATATGGTAGGCGTAAAATGTACAGCAACTAATACACAAGGGACTGCATTTGTATTAAGTAACACAGTATTAATAGAACCATAATGAAAAGTAACTATTTAGCAAGTTTATATTTTATAGCGGGGTTTTTAACTTCGTTTTCTTTAATGTTTCAAGGCACAGAACCCTACATTAATTTGGCAGGTGTTACTTTGTTTTTATATTTAACTTTCAGTTTGACTGAAGCATTAGAAGAATTATGAAACTACAATTATATTTATTACTTTACACAATTAAAAATTCCGCATTGAAACTTATAACAATTTGCTTTTCGTTTTTTTTACCTATTAGCGGAATACTTGGACTTTTATTTGCGTTGATATTGTCGGACACGGCAACAGGAATTTGGAAAGCAAAACATCAAAAACAAGAAATAACTTCACGCAAACTTTCGGCAATAGTTTCTAAATTACTTTTATACGAGTTGACGGTTATACTTTTTTATTTAATAGATTATTTTATTCTTAACCAAATAATTTTACAATTCTTTTCCGTTCCATTAATGCTTACAAAAGTTTTAGCGTTAATTTTAGCAAGTATCGAAATTCAATCAATTGCAGAAAATTGGCGCATAGTAAAAGGAGTAAATTTATGGCAGTCAGCTAAACTTCTTTTTACACGTGCTATTGATATTAAAAACGACATAAATAAACTAAAATGAATTTAAGCGCACACGTTACACTTGCAGAGTTTGAAAATTCACCTACTGCAACCACGCACGGAATAAATAATAAAATGAGTTTGTCACAAATTGAAAGCGCAAAACTTTTGTGTGAAAACGTGTTTGAACCGTTAAGAATTTACTTAAACACACCGATTAAAATTAGTTCTGGTTACCGTTCACCACAATTGAATAAAATGATAAAAGGGAGTTTATCAAGCCAACATACAAAAGGCGAAGCAATGGATATTAAAATAGGCGCTAAAGGGTTTCATTTTATAAAAGACAAATTAGACTTTGACCAATTAATTTGGGAGTTCGGAAACGATGAAAACCCGCAATGGGTTCACGTTAGTTTTAAAAAAGGTAGAAACAGAAAACAAGTTTTAAAAGCATACAAGCAAAATGGCAAAACTAAATATTCTTCTTATTAGTCTTTTTCTTTATTCGTGTTCGGCACAATATCACCTGAACAAAGCAATAAAAAAAGGTTACAAGTGCGAAAACACGAGCGACACAATTCGTATTACTACTTTAGATAGTATTCCGTACATAGTAAACGACACAATAGTTTGGGAAAAATTTTTTACTACCAAAGACACTGTTATAGTTTACAAAAATATTTATATTCCTAAACCCAAATGGCAAGTTAGAACCGAGATAAAATACAAATATAAAATTCAACTAAAGACTATTTACAAAGATAGGATAGTAGAAAAAGCAAAAGCAAAATCTGAAGGTCAAAAGGCAAAGTCTGAAGCAAAAAGCAACCGTCCAAAAGGTAATTTAAATTTATTATTTGTTGGAGTTGGAATAGGTTTACTACTTTCGTGGTTATGGAAGTACGCAAAAAAATCATTAATCTAAATTTTTTATGAAAAATAACAGCGCAAGGTTTCGACTTAAACAGGACGAAATTGAAATACTTATGCAGTATCGCGGAATAAAAAACGCAACAGACGAAGCTGGAGTAGATGATACGGACGTAAAACACGGATGGTTAAAAACAAAACAAGCTTCTTTGTTCTTTAAGAACCCAAACTTTAAAGCTGAAGAACTAAACGAAATACAAAGAATAAAAGACGAATGTATAAAAGAAGTAAAGTTATACGCTCCGAAATACCACGCAATAGAAACAATAAAAAGCGAAGACACGCATTTACTTGTTATAGATATTGCAGACTTGCATATTGGAAAACTTGCAACAGCATTTGAAACAGGCGAAGACTATAATTCACAGATAGCCGTTAAACGTGCAAAAGACGGAATGCAAGGCATTTTAGACAAAGCAAAAGGATTTAATATAGACAAAGTATTATTTGTTGCAGGAAACGACATTTTACACACCGACAACACCAGACGAACAACTACAGCAGGAACACCACAAGACACAGACGGAATGTGGTACGACAATTTTATAATGGCGAAGAACCTGTACATTGATTTGTTAGAAAAGTTATTAAGTTTTGCAGACGTCGAAGTGGTTTACAATCCGAGTAATCACGATTTAACGCACGGCTTTTTTTTAATGCAACTTATTGAAGCGCACTTTGCTAATAGTACAATCAAATTTAATGTTAATTTGCTACACAGAAAAGCATTTAAGTACGGAAACAACTTAATAGGCACTACACACGGTGACGGAGCAAAAATCGAACACTTACCTTTATTACTTGCAACGGAGTTTCCAATACTTTGGAGCGAAACAAAGCACAGGTATATTTATTCGCATCATATACATCATAAGCAAAGTAA